GTAACCGCTTTTCCAGTTACGCCATCCGTCACTCGTAAGTAACGAGCGACACGGGTCGTAGTAATCCCAACAAGGGGCTACCGCTAACCGCTTTAGATACTTCACGAAGCGTTGACGGAGCAACACCTCGCCGTTCCTAAGGTTTCCACTTATTGCACTCAAGAGGATACCCGCGGGATTGTGAACCAACCCCTTGCGTACCATTGGGCGCGACCCAACATCTAGCAGGGAGATGCTTTCGCCACGTGGGGTGTACCGAGAATACACGATACTACCCATAGATTTACGCGTAGGCTTCCCTACTATCAAGGGGCATACAACCGAAAGCGGGACCTTTAATCCTGACACGTCAGTTTCCCACGGAGGCACAGGCAAGAAATCAAGCCCGGGCCTCGTAAGTAGGTAGCCAATCGTGTTTTTCAGGTAGATCCCATGGTTGCTGCTCCAGACGTTAAGTCTGTTTATTAGTGAAAACACATCCTGCTTGGTTTTCAAGCTGCGGCAATAAACACCGCGGACATTGTAGCCGTTCCAAAAATCGGAACCGCAGGATTCGCGAAACGGTCCTATGTTAAAGCTCTTCTCGCGGTTGACCACAAAACCCAAGCGCTCCAAGGTACTGACGACAAGATCGTACGCCTCACGGCGTACAACAATATCGTCACCGAAGACAGCAAAGGTCCCGAGATCTCCACCACGGGGATACACAAGCTCTAAATCTAGAGCCTTATATACCCCAATAACAACAGAGCTAAACAGAATCGTCTGTAAAGGGAAAGTAAAAGCGTTCCCCATAGACGACACCATATGCAACTTACGAGTCTCCCCATTCGGGAGCTGTACCTTCCCAGATCGGCACTCCATCAACCACGATCTAACGTAGTTGGGAAGTATTTGCCTTAACAGGTTGATACTCACTGTGTCAGATGCAGAGCTCAAGTCAATCGTACCGAAAGCTCCGCACTGCGACCCAATGTCCGCAAGGCGCCTGGTCTTGTCGGGCTGGGTTGCCAGATTTATACCAAACCTGGACTCCAATTCCAACTCAAGCAGACGGCCCAG